ACATTCGGTTTCTCTTACAGAACTAAGATCGGTAGTGACACAGATGGTAATGACCACGGTTACAAGATTCACATCGTTTACGGTTGTACAGCAGCTCCTACAGAGAAGAGCTACGCTACAATCAACGATTCACCTGAGGCTATTACATTCTCATGGGAAATCACAACGATTCCGATTGAAGTAACAGGTTTTAAGCCTACTGCTTGCATCGTTATCGATAGCACAAAGGTAAATAACGATACTAAGATGAAGGCTCTCACAGATCTCCTCTGGGGTTCTACGAGCAATGATCCTACACTTCCTACTATCGCTCAGTTGCTTGAGATTTTCGGTGGTGAAACAGTGGTTGTAAACCCCCCTGCTAATGGTGAAACTGGTGGCGGAACTACTGGAAACGGCTAATTTAATTAACTATTGGGGTACTATTCAAAATGGGTAGTACCCCTTTTTAAAAATGTAAAGGAGATATGCAACATGTTAAAGAAAACTATTACTTACGAAGATTACAATGGTAACACAATCACAGAAGACTTCTACTTCAATCTCAGCAAGGCTGAAGTAATCGAAATGGAAGCATCTACAACTGGTGGTTATGGTGAAATGCTTAAGAAGATTGTCGAGGAGAAGAATATTCCTCTCATGATGACAACTTTTAAGACATTTATTCTTAAGTCAGTTGGTATTAAGTCGGAAGATGGTAAGCACTTTAGAAAGAATGCTGAAATTGCAGCAGACTTTGAATCTTCAGAGGCTTACTCTGTTCTGTTCTCTGAGCTTTGTACAAGTGCAGAAGCTGCTACAGCATTTATTGCTGGAATTCTTCCTATGGATGCAAATCAGCGTAAGGATTTGTTAGAGAAAGCAAAGAACACACCGTTGCCTGAAAGCATCTAATCAAGAGGTGATAAAATGCTTCATATAACAATTCCGGCTCAAGAATATTACGATGAAAGAACGGAAACTTTTGTTAATACAAAAGAGATAACACTTACACTGGAGCATTCACTTGTATCTGTTTCAAAATGGGAATCAAAATGGTGTAAGCCGTTTCTTTCTAAAGATGCAAAAACACCGGAGGAAACGTTAGATTACATTAAATGTATGACACTTACACAGAATGTTCCTCCCGAAACATACAATTATTTAACAAACGAAAACATATCAGAAATAAAAAGATATATCGAAGACCCACATACTGCTACTTTTATAAATGAAGGTCCCGGCGGTTCAAAGAGTCGTGAAGTAATAACATCAGAATTGATATATTACTGGATGACTGCTTTGAATATACCGTGGGAAAGTCAGAAGTGGCATCTTAATAGGCTTTTAATGCTCATAAGAGTATGCAATGTAAAGAATCAGCCTAAAAAGAAAATGAGTCAGAGAGAATTAATGAGTAGAAATGCGGCACTTAATGCTGCTAGAAAACAGAAATTACACTCTAAGGGTTAAGGAGTATAACATGATTACTTTCAGACAAGAGGGCAACTTCTCTAAGTTAGACACATACTTTGAGAGACTCAAAGGTGTTTTACACTGGAGCGTGCTTGACAAGTATGGTCGTAAAGGAGTAGAAGCCCTCTCGTCTGCTACTCCTATTGAATCAGGAAAAACTGCGGAGAGTTGGTATTATAAAATAGAGCGAGGTAAAGATACTGTTGCTATCTATTTTTGTAATGATAACACAACTCCTGATGGTACACCAATTGCAATTCTTTTACAATACGGACACGGCACACGAAATGGTGGCTACGTAGAAGGAAAAGATTTTATTAACCCTGCAATTGTACCAATTTTTGAAGAAATAGCTGATGCTGCATGGTCGGAGGTCAAAGGTTTATGAGTAAGACAATTGATCAAAGAGTTGTGGAAATGCGCTTTGACAACAGTCAGTTTGAAAAGGGCGTAAGTGAAAGTATAAATTCACTCGATAAACTCAAAGCTAGTCTGAATTTCGACAACATAGTGCCGAGGTCTTCAATAGACTCTATATCAAGTAACATTAGTAAATTAGGCAATTCAGTTGATTCAATAGCTGATAGATTCTCTGTTATGGGAATTGCCGCAACAGCAGCAATAGCTAAAGTTTCTACAAGCGTGATTGATCTTGCTGGGAATGCATTTCAGCAATTAATTCAAAATGCTGAAGCAGGTTACAATAGATATAACGAAATGATGGAGTCTATACAGACCATCATGTATGCCACAAGAGACGAGTGGGACGACACTGGCGCTCAGATGGACTATGTAACCGATAAGATCGACAAACTTAACTGGTATACAGATGAAACTTCATATAATTTGTCTGATATGACAAATAGTATTGGTAAGTTTGTATCAGCTGGTGTTGACCTTGACGATGCCGTTACGGCTATGGAAGGTATCGCTTCATGGGCGG